TGTATCAAACAAAAAACTTGGGATAAAAACTATCAAGTTATTATGGATCTTGCAAGAGATTGGTTAAAGGATAATCAGGCGGCCGCCCTTAAAGAATATAATACGATTTTATTTAAAGAAGCATGGGATAAATATGCATCTGGTAATATTTCATCATGGGAGATGGAAGCATTATGTTTTTATTATCATGATCATGAGCTAAAGACAATTGATAACAATAGATACGGTATCGTTGATTTCAATGAACTCTCTACAGAGCCTATTGTTGATAGAACTTTTAAAAGAAATGGAAAACAAATTCCACTATATAAGTTATATAAAATTGCAGGAACAGTAATTAGCAAAAATGATAGTAGACATTCTATTTCATTATTAACGACAACAGGGGTTGTAAATGTTAAATTTACGAAAGAATATTATGCACTTTATGGTCGTCAATTAAGTGAAATTCAGCCAGATGGAACGAAAAAAGTTCGTGAAAAGGGTTGGTTTGTAAGAGGTACTAAATTGTTGATCACAGGATTTAGAAGAGATGATACATTTGTATCAAAAAATTATAAATCCAATGGTGGACATCAGCTATATAAAATTAATGCCGTAAATGGCTCAAGAATGGAGATAACTCACACAAGATATGGACAGTCAGAAGAAAATTAACATTGTGGCATTGATTGGCGAGTCTGGTAGCGGAAAGGATGCGATCCTTAATTGGATCGTATCCAGATGCCCAGAACTAAACAAGATTGTTGGCACTACGACCCGGCCGCCGCGTGATTATGAAATAGATGGAAAAGATTATCATTTCATTGATTTTCTTAATTTTAATTATAAAGAAGCTTATAATAATTTTTTGGATGTAGAAGTATTCAATGATTGGCACTATGGAATTTCAATTGATGATCTTGATCCAGAAAAAATAAATATTGGAGTTGTAAATTTTCAAGCTATCGAACAGCTGTATCGAGACAATAGAGTTCAAGTCTATACAGTATTTATCAATGCAAAAGATAAAACTAGACTTCTGCGGCAGCTTAATCGTGAAATAAATCCAGATTGTAATGAAATTGTAAGACGATTCCTTGCAGACCGAGAAGATTTTAATTATTGCGATTTACATATTGATCTCACTATTGATAATGAAGATACATTTGAAATTGCTTATAATGCGGCGCCCCTTGTTGGCTTCATTTCTAGCCTTGAGGGTAATTCGAGCAACATCAGTTAATTTTATTCTTATGAAATTATAATATATTTAGTGATTTAAAAAGGAGAAACATTATGAATATTATTCTTTATTCAACAGACTGCCCTCGTTGCAGAATTCTTAAAAAGAAACTAGATATGGCAGGCCTGGAGTATACAATTAATACTGATGTTGATCAAATGCTCAAGATGGGATTCCAAGAAGCTCCTGTCCTTGGCGTAGATAATGCATTTATGAATTTTACTCAAGCTAATGCTTGGTTGAGGAGTCAGATTTAATGGATATTAATGTAAAACTTTCAAAGAATTTTACAACTCAGTATAATAAATTACAAGCTGAGTTTGGAACCGATATTGCCAGAATTAATGGCTTTGATGACGCGCAGTTAAGCTATACAGATTTCATTCAAAACTTTATTGATCAGTCCACTGTTGCCGATGCCAGCGTAGACGGAAACTCTAATGTTTCTCATAAGGACATTGTAACATTACTGAATGAAATGCCTAAGCCACACAGAAAGCTACTTGCTTTTAATAAAATTTATTATGAAATTCAAAAGAAGTACGGCTTCAAAGCAGCTAATGAATGGCTTAGAATGGAATGGATTGGTAATCTATACATGCATGATGCTGATACTTCAACATTCAAAAGTTACTGCTTTGCATATGACCTAAAAGATCTCGCTGAAAAGGGGCTTTATTTCCTTGGATCAAATTTTAATGCAAGACCACCAAAGCATCTAATTACTTTTGTTGATTTTGTAAAAGAGTTTATTTCTTTTGCTTCAAACAGAACAAGCGGCGCAGTAGGTCTTCCAAATCTTATTCCCTACATGTATTATTTTTGGAAAAAGGATATTGACTCTGGATATTGGAAGGGCGATCCAAAAGAATACGCAATACAAAATTTTCAACGTTTTATTTATGCAGTTAATCAGCCTTACGTAAGAGATGGCTCTCAATCTGCATTTACAAATACATCAGTATTCGATAGACCTTATTATGAGGCTCTTTTTGGTGGATCTGAATTTCCAGATGGTACATTCATGATTGATGCAGAAGAAGAAGTTATGGAATTTCAGAAGTGGTATATGGAAGAAATGGCTGCAATCCGTCATGAAAATATGTTTACTTTCCCAGTAAGTACAATTTCGTTGCTTCGTCAAAATGGCAAATTTGTAGATGAAGATTTTGCTAAATGGGCAATCAAACATAACATGGAGTGGTCGGATAGCAATATCTTTGTTGATAGCTCTGTTAATTCTAACTGTTGCCGCCTGAAGAGCGATATTCGTGAACTAGGATACTTTAATTCCATTGGTGGTACAGCTTTAAAAGTCGGTTCAGTTAAAGTCTCTACTATTAATTTAGCTAGACTTGCTCTTGATACCAATAATGAAGAAGAGTATCTTGAAGAGCTAAAACATAGAACTATTGTTGACCTGCGGGCGCTTGATTGTGTACGACATATAATCAAGAGAAATGTAGAAAAAGGGCTTCTTCCTAATTTCACATATGGATTGATTGACTTTGAGCATCTTTATAATACGATCGGCTTTATTGGTATTTATGAAACTATGAAGAAGTTTGGATACACTTATAAAGATGAGTTCGGTAATCCTTTTTATAAAGATGAAGCTTATGCTTTCGGTAAAAAGATTTTCGATATAATTCATAAAACCGCAGATGAATTTAAAGCAGCTGATTCTACTGTTGACTACCATATCAACACAGAGCAGATTCCTGGTGAGAGCGCGGCCGCAAAGCTTATGAAGAAAGATAAGTTCTTCTATCCCGATGCAGATATCTATGATTTACCTCTTTATGGAAATCAGTTTATTCCGTTAGGTATTACCACAACTCTTCAAGAAAGAGTAAAAGTACAAGCTGCATTTGATAGCTATTGCAATGGCGGCTCTATTCTTCATGCGAATATTGATGCTCCATTCGATTCATTTGAAAAAGCATGGAAAATGGTTAATTATATTGCAGATCAAGGCGTAACGTATTTTGCTTTTAATACAAAGATTCAAGCTTGTGAGAATAATCACGCTTTTTATGGAACGACATGTCCTGTGTGTGGAAAACCGATCTCTACTGAATACACTAGAATCGTTGGTTTTTACACTCCTATCAGAACTTGGTCAAAAGAAAGAAAATCTGAATATAAAATGAGAAAATGGGAACCAGCAAATAAGACTGCGGAGAAAATATGATCTTAAAAGGAGTTATTTTTGAAGATTTTGTGAATTATCGCAAACCAAGTATGGTTCTTGAATTTCCTATCTGTAAAAATTTTAAATGTGACAAAGAGTGCGGCGAGCGAGTTTGTCAAAATAGCTTACTCGCTCAATCTCCGAACATAGAAATTTACCCGATATCATTAATTAAAAAGTATTTAAATAATCCTATTTCAGAAGCTATCGTTTGTCAAGGCCTAGAACCATTTGATTCCTGGCCAGACCTAATAGATTTTCTATATTGTTTTCGGCAATACTCTCAAGATGATTTTGTAATCTATACTGGCTATACAGAAAAGGAAATTCAAGATAAAATAGATACATTAAAAAATTTCAAAAATGTAATTATTAAGTTTGGTAGATATATTCCTAATCAACCAAAACATTTCGATGAAGTTCTTGGTGTTTCTTTAGCTAGCCCAAATCAATATGCGAAAATATTAAATTGACAGAAAAGGAATTTTTTGATATAATGAAAATTAGAGAAGTGAAAGACAAGGAATATGTAAAACTTGTTCGGTAGAAAATCAAATAGAATGGTGGATACTGTCCTTGTAAATTGATAAAAAATGCAGATACGTTATGTATCTGTAAGCAATTCCGAGAAGCAGATTTAGGGGTTTGCCAATGCGGATTATATGAAAAATTGGAGAAGTGATTATATGGCACAACAAGTCATTGATACAGGCGCGACCCTTTATGATTTAAACAAGCAAATGGTGATCAAGGAGACTCCAATGTCACCTAAAGATATCGCGGCCGCGCAGATAAAAATTGAAAATTGGTTTAATACGGACATTGACTGTTACGCAATGCTTTTATGCAATGACCGCAGAGATTTCACTATTTTTCATTTATATGAAAATCAAAACCCAAATCCTTGTGCTATTGCCGCAGAAGAAGTAATTGGATGCTTAACTGATCGAGGCGATATTATTAGTATTGATCCTACAGAGGATAGAGCTTGGGAGATATGGCTAAAAATAAATGATGAAGCTTATTGCTATTATCTATTTTGTTATGATAAAGCTGTCATTGAATGTTAAGGAGAAAAATTTATGAAACTTGTTATTAAATTGACTCCCTTTGTTCTACAGCAAACTGTATATACTTTAAATGATAAGAATGAAATTATTAATAGCGAAAATTTTTTGATGGAAGATATTAATAAGATTATTCTGGGAAAAGAAAATATTTCAGAAGTAGTATTCTGTGGAAATAAGCATTACTTATCAAAATTTGTCCAAGCCGCAAAAGAAGCTGAAATGAAAAAGTATGGAAATAACACCATTAAATTTACTATACAAGGAGTAGGAAAGAATGTCTAAGTTTTTAATTAGATCAACAGAAGTATATCGCATTGATAGTGAGTCTGAAGCTAATAATTTCATTGATCAACAGAAGAAAAAGTATGAAGTCAGCAAATATTCTAGCGAACTAAAGGAAAGAAAAATTAAGGGAGAAGTTGCTGATTCTTGGTATAGAGTAACTATTGTAAAAACATATAATGATGAAAAAGAGCCTGAAAATGCTTTTATCGAGGAGGATGAATAATGAAAATTAAGCTTTTAACAGATACTGCCACAATGCCGACAAGAGGTAGTGAAAAGGCTGCTGGATGGGATCTTTATGCTGATTTCGCAGATGAGATTTATCTTCCTCCTAATGATGTTCGCATGATTGGCACAGGCGTTGCAGTTGAAATTCCAGAAGGGTATTTTGGGGCATTGTTTGCTCGCAGTGGAATCGCTTCAAAAAGAGGTCTGCGCCCGGCTAACTGTGTAGGCGTAATTGACTCAGATTATCGCGGTGAAATCAAAGTAGCTATCATTAACGACTCAACTTATGTGCAAAAGATTGAACCTCAAGAAAGAATTGCACAGCTTGTTATTCTTCCATACAAGTCAGTTGAACTTGAACAGGTCGATGAATTAGACAAAACAGAGCGTGGTGAAGGCGGATTTGGAAGTACCGGAACTAATTAATTTTTCGAGGAGTGAGAAATCACTCCTCATTTTTTTATGTGATGACTACGAAATTGCATGCCATAGAAACGCTTAATTGTTGATTATTTTATTAGATTTCATTAAAAATGAATAATTCTTCATTTAAAATAAAAAACAGCAAATTTTGCTTAATCTTGACAAGATAAAAATTTTTTAGTATATTAGGGCTAGATTAAGAAAATTTTTAAGGAGTCAAATCATGATTATACTAGCCCTTGATATATCAACGCATTCAACAGGAGCAGCAATTTTTAAAGATCAATAGTTGATCCATCATGAATGTATTGTTGCAGCCTCTGCAAACGCATTTAATAGAATAGATAAAATGTCTTCTCGAATAGAGTAGCTTATTAAATAGTATTCTCCAACTGACGTAGCAGTAGAATCTCCTCTTCCTGCGGACGTAGGCCATAACATAGATACTTATAGAAAATTAACTTGGGCACAAGGTATTATTGGTGATATGCTAAATAAGCATTCTCTTAGATTCAATGTAATGTATATTCCTAGTTAGTGGCGTAAAAAAGTTGAAATTAAAACTGGCCCAGGAAAAATGCGGCCGCGCCTAAAAGCTGACGATATTAAAATGGTTAAATTTTTATATGACCTTGATGTAAATGATGATGAAGCAGATGCTATCCTGATTGGAAGAGCATACGCCAGCTAGCATGAAGATGGTTTTAACTGGGAGTAAAAATAAAGGCGGCGCCTGGTAGTAACACCTAGGCAGCCGCCGCATTTTTATTATGTAAAGAACAAGAAATCCCCTAAATTTCGGCTCTTTCTTTTTCTCTTTTTATCCTCCTATTTCTTTTGGTAATATAATCCATATATAAAAGCAGAAAATTTATCCTTCTTAATTCCTCTGCTACTCTGTTTAAGGATAATGTTAGCACCTTCATTCTCTTCAACGAGGTTCAGCATTTGAGCTTTTAGAGCAGTAGTTAAAACAAAAGGTTTCAAATAAGAATTCCTTTGATCTGTTGTCATAGCCTGACCTTGTTTAGTTGCCATTAATTTGATTTTAGCCTGTTGTTCATCCACTAAAAACTTAACTTTTCCGCTGCCCATTTGAGTCTGCGCATAAGAATAAGCCTCAGTATTAATAGGCGCATTAGCTTTAATCAAAAACATAGCATTTTCTTCAACTCCCGGTCCACGGATCTTTTTATATAACTCTTCGACATCTTCAGAAGTTCCGCCTTCAACGCCAAAGGGTGGCAACACATCGCTTGTCTATGGGTCTACTTGTGATTTTGTCATAAAATCAATTAAACCAACGCCAAGACCATTTGCATCAATAGCAAGTGTTCTAGCTTTATATTTATAATATAACCGTTTTAAATTAATTGCTTGTACCTAAAAATCTTCAGCTTCATATGTATATAGGTTAACCAAGCTCTTAACTGGCACTCCTTGCGGCTGTGGCGTAACTTTTATAATTGAAGCCTCTGTTGTACATCCAATACGGCCAACGTCAACTCCGATAATATAGTAAGCTTGCTTATTACTTCTCTTGCTGTATTCATATTCTGGCTGATTAAGGACTCTATACTTATCAAACTTTTCTGCTGAATAAAAAGCATTTTCTGCATCGCCGCTCCAGATACTTCGATACTCACGATCAAAAGAGTCATCATTATACGTACCTTGTAATTTAAGCTGGTCAACAAAGTCTTCGTCAAGAAGGCCTTCTTTTACAGGAGTCTCATAAGTTCCACCCATAATCATACACTGATCTGGTTCAACAATACTTTGAATTAATAGCTAAATCAATTTTTCATAAGCAAAACTATTTTTCCAACCTGCGGTAGTAATATAAATCTGACTCTTATTGACGTTTTCCTCTTTATGGCGAGTTCCATCTGGTAACAATCTATCAACGTTTGTAGTAGGAATAATGACTTCGTTTAAAATATCTCCATCAATGAGAACACATTCCTCCATTAAACCACCAGTTCTACGTTGACCACGAGAGCTTTCTTTTGCTGCCAAGATATCAATCTGAGAACCATTTTTAAAAACATAATGAACATCATCTTTAGTTTTTTTAGACACACCGCGTTCCCAGTTGATTTCATTTTCAAGAGGGGGAATGAGTCTACAAATTTCCTAAATCTTAGCAATAGTGATACTAGCAGCTTGCTCTTTCAGTTTTGTTATCGTAAAGGCTTTTTATCCTCTACTTCTTATACTTCATATTCGTATAAGCTCAGCATATCTTTTCATCCTCAGCCTAACTGTTAGGATGTCGCGGCCTCGTGGAGAGATTATATTATTTGGTTTTTCACTCTCTATGCGTTGCCCCTGACTGTTATATCGCCATACACAGCCTTCGGTTCGGATTAGCATTTCAGCCTTCCCGCTTAATTCCGCGATTTTTTATGGGTTTTATATATTAAATTTCTTTAATATTGGGCATTTTAGTTTTATGATATTTACTACCATTATTTAAAAAATCTAAATAATGTTCATATTTTCTATCAAGATAAATTGTGGCATCTTGATAAATCCAATTTAAAAAATTAAAAACATCTTGATAAGATCCAAAAATATATCGTTTAGCACCATCTTCTCTATGACAAATAAAAATTTTATTGTTTTTATTAACATCCTCAATATTGTCAAGAAAACCATTTATAAAATCTGTTGTACCAATAATTCCAACTTGGAAACAAGACTATGTATTTGTAAACCACCCATCTCCATCAAAATATCCTCGAATAAAATGTCTCATCAGCTTTTTTGGAACTTGCTAATAAGTCGGATATTTTAATATTAATGACTTTTTAGGAACACATCCTTGTTTAATTAAATCTTGCTTACAAGAAGCACTTCTAAAAGAATAACGATATGATTTAGTTTTTTCTCTATAAGAAATTTTATTATTTATACCAATAAAATTTCTAAATTTTTCTATATGATGATAGTCTTGTTCAGCTAAATCTAATTCTATTTTATCTTCTGCTGAAACAACAGCACCATCTGCATATA